TTAAACCAGTTTTCTTCGGAAAGCCAGGGGGCAATTTGAGTAAAGGGTTGTAAGCCCAAAAAATCAAGTCTTGCAACTCGGTGCAGTCCTAGGGTCCCTGAGATGGGAAAGTAAGGAAGGATACTGGAAACAGTAATGCCCGTACCAAGCCCAGTAAGTTCAGTGAAACCTCTATAAGAGATATAAAGAACTGTGGACTTACCTATTTACTTAATTAAGTATGCATACATGATTGGTCATTCCAATCTGTATCTAACCATGTGCCTTTGTCTTAAATACCTTATCGTTAAAGTAACAAACACATTTTATAACATGTTTACCATAATGGCTGCTAATGGATCCTACATGTTTCCACTCATCATCCTTTTGATTTTGTTTCAGTTTACGTTAATTAGTATGGGGTGGACCAAAATTGATCTACGCCCGGACAAAGTACCGTTTGTGAAATGATTATCAAAAGGGGATTTATGGAGATATGCAAGGTTTATTAGCTTACTATTCGATAACAAGTTTCTTGTCCCAAAAGGACAATGAAGATTATTATTTTCTATAGTGCCAAGTATTGTAAAGATGTGAGAAAAGAGTGGTATTACTTTTACTATCAAGTATTGATCTGAGGTTCTTAGACTTGTTGTGTGTTTTGTTGATCCACATAACAAAACTACTTATAGTACTGAGACTTATGTCGCTAGACATAAGAAGAAAGGTTCCATTTGGTATGGTCTCCCATGTATCCTTCCCGATAAGGTGAAGGCTATATGTGTGGCAACCCGAATTGGAGTTACAAATGGTTCATTACCACGTGTAACCTTGCTTCAATTTAAACTAATAATAACCATGCTTAGTTTCTTCAGGGCTACATCACCCAAATGATCTGAGGTCAAGGTCTCGACTATTACCGGTAAATTTACTGGTCGTGGTCAGACCTTACCTCAACACGAAGTGACAAAGGCTTTGTCGACTCTAGGTCTCGGAAGAGGTCTATCCGTCGGAAAACCCTCGTTATTACTATTTTCAGTTAAGGCAGGTCCTAACTCTCCTCTAGCAACACTTGGTATTGGTTTTGATCTTTTAGGTTGGATGGCTCGTCCGAATAAGTACTGGTTGTATTGTTTAATGTGTTGATCACGTGGATATTACCAGCTTCTAACTGTATTCGTTCTCAGCTCTATAGTCTTGATACCCTTGTTACCTATAGTTATCTGATGAGATGCTATACCCCTTTTAGGTCGCATAGCGATCCTAAAGGAAGCAAGGGGAAAACGTCGTCTGATTGGGATCACAGACTGATGAACACAAGTACTTTTCAAACCTCTCCATGATGCCGTCTATCGCCATCTAGATGCATTGCAAACAGATGGAACGAACGATCAACAAAAAGTCATTCAAGTTTTCTTGAGACGACTTGGAGTGACATCATTAAGGGATTTAAAAGGAAAAAGGTGTCAAAGTATGGATCTTTCAGCAGCGACCGATCGCCTTCCCGTGCGCTTACAGGCACAGATTCTCGATACCCTAGGTTACGGTGGACAGGAATGAATGAACATTCTTGCCCGGGATTGGTACTTAGAGGGTAAACTAATTTCATATGAAGTTGGTCAACCTATGGGTGCTTATTCTTCGTTTGCGATGCTGGCATTGACTCATCATGTCATTGTCCACATTGCTGCGCAACGTGCGGGTTATCATCCATCAAAGATCATTTATATGATCCTTGGAGATGACGGTGCTATGGCACATGATAAGGTTGCCAAATTCTATCGTGAGATTTTCTCCTATTTAGGTATGGAGATTAATCCCATTAAAGGATTTGACGGAACTGTACTTGAGTTTGCTAAACAACTCTACTTAATCAACAACATCAACATTAGTCCTCTTGGTGCTAAGAATATAATGCTCGCAATGAGATTTGTTGAATTCATTCCTACTGTTCTTTATGAACTATTGGTTAAGAGGTTCCCACTATTCCTCAACAACAAGATAACACCTCCTAAAGGTGTTTCCGCTGATGCTGATGTGGATTGAACAAGACGTATGGCTAGA